GGAGATTCTTTATTAATTCCAAGTATAGGACAAAATGTAGGATTTGGCGCGAAAGTTGTTGTAAGTTCAATATCGTCAAATAATACTTTTATATTAGATAATGTCCAGGGTTCTTTCTCCTCCGGAATTTCCACCTTAAGTTATATAAATTCTTCGGGTATTACTACATATGTTGGAGCAGGAGTAACCATTTCAACTATTACTGAAGATCAATATTATGATGGTTTACACTTGAAGGTGTATCAAAAAAATCACGGTATGCACTCTCCTGAGAATTATGTGCATATATCGAAGATGAGACCTTTGAATGTAGATACAAATTCTCGATTGGCAACAGAACTAACCTCATTGGAATCAAGTACAATCAATCTGATATCTTCCTCTGGATTTGAATTGTTTGAAGGTGAGAGCGTAAGTGCTCTCAATCCAGGATACGTAATTATTGGCGATGAAGTAATTTCTTACACTGGAATTTCTGGCAATTCCTTAACAAATCTCAGTAGATCTATTGATGGCACTCAAGCAATTTCATACATTGCGTCAACTTACGTTTATAAGTATGAATTTAATGGAATTTCTTTAAGAAGAATCAATAAAATACATAATTTTGCGGAGGTTGACATTGAAAATCATCCAATAACGTTTGATAGTTATCATATCAAGATTGACAATTCTTCGGAAGATTTCCAAGATAATAGTATAGGTACAGATAGATCAAATGAGTTATACTTTAAGTCATCATCTCAAACTGGAGATGCTGGTACTATAATCTCTAATAATATTCAATTTGAATCTATCGATCCTGATATAGCAACAATAATACCTTCAAAAACAGATATATCCGCAAAAGTAAGGACATTTACTGGAACCAGTATTTCTGGAAGCGAAACTTCTTTCAAAGATTGTGGATTCCAAGATATTGATTTAAATGATGCTACTTATTTTGATAGTCCTAGATTAATCTGCTCAGAAGTAAATGAAGAGAGATTTATCACAGAAACTCCAGGAAATCGTTCTCTTAGTATGGAATTTTTAATGTCATCGGAAGATTCTAGAGTTTCTCCAGTAATTGATACGATAAGAACGTCTGTAGTTCTGACTTCATGTTTGATAAATTCTCCAATTGCAGAAAATTCTTCTTATGCGGATGATGAATCTGTTAGAAGCTTATATGCAGATAAGCACAATTCAATATATATTTCTAAACCAGTTAAACTCAAGATACCCGCAAATTCTTTAAAGGTATTCTTAACTGCAAGTAGAAATGATACCAATGATATCAGAGTTCTATATCAATTATTCCGAGATGATTCTCCAGAAATTCCACAAAATTTTGAATTATTCCCAGGTTATTCTAACTATCAAATTGATGGAATAGGAATTAAAAGGGTGATAGACCCATCGAAAAATGATGGGTCTGCGGATTCATTTGTGCAGCAAACCTCAGATAGATCATTTAAAGATTATGAATATAGTGTTGATGATCTTCCCGATTTCAGTTCTTTTGCAATAAAAATTGTTATGTCAGGAAGAAATCAGGCTACTTATCCTATGGTTTCTGCACTGAGAGCTATTGCTACCGTAAAACCAAAACTTTGATTTAATTATGGAATACTTTAAGGTAAAGGACAGGGATCATTTAATAAGAGATTGTAACTCAAATGCGATAGTGAACACTGACGTTGAGAGTTACAATACATATATTGAGAATTATAAGAGAATATATAAATCAAATCAAAAAATAAAAGACCTTGAAAATGATATAAGCGAAATTAAAACCGATTTGACTGAAATTAAAAACTTATTGAGGAATTTGGCAAATGGATCCTAATCAAATCTCACTTGAGAATATTACAAAAATGTTTGAATATGAAAAGGTTGCAAGAGATATAGATAGTATATCTGACATTGACACTTTGAGAAATTTTGCAAAATCATATGCTAAATTATATCTCAGTCAACAAGAAGCAATTGCTAATCTCAAATTCTAATGGCACAACCATCAACAAGACAAGAACTTATTGATTATTGCAAGAGAAAACTGGGCGCTCCCGTTCTGGAAATCAATGTTGCCGATGAACAAATTGATGACTTGGTAGATGATGCCATTCAGTTTTTTCAAGAAAGGCATTTTGATGGCGTATATCCAACATTTTATAAGTATAAGATAACACAAGATGATATTGAACGAGGTAGAGCTGGATACAGTGGAGGATCTGTAGGAATAGCATCTACATCAGCAACCGTAAATATAGTCGGCACTGCTACCACATTTACTTATTTTGAGAATAGTAATTACTTGCAAGTTCCACCAAATGTGATAGGCGTCAATAAAATTTTTATCTTTGATGGCGCAAATACTATTACCAGTAGTATGTTTAGTGTTAAATATCAATTATTCTTAAATGATATTTACTATTGGGGAACAACTGAACTTCTTAGTTATGCAATGGTTAAGACATATCTAGAGGATTTGGATTTCCTTCTGAATACACAAAAACAAATTCGTTTTAATAAGAGACAAGATAGACTATATCTTGATGTTGATTGGTCATCTTTAAGAAAGGACCAATACGTTATTATTGATTGTTATTCAACTCTTGACCCAAATGATTATTCAAGAGTTTGGAACGATTCTTTTATTAAACCATATTTAACTTCATTGATTAAAAAGCAATGGGGACAAAATATGATGAAATTTACTGGCGTAAAACTTCCGGGTGGAGTGGAATTAAATGGAAGACAAATGTTTGATGATGCACAAAGAGAGATTGATGTCTTGATGGAAAAGATGTCAAACACTTACGAACTTCCACCTTTAGATATGATAGGATAATAAAATGCTCAATCCATTCTTTCTGCAGGGTTCTAAAACTGAACAAAGTCTTGTTCAAGATTTAATAAATGAACAACTTAGAATGTATGGTATTGAAGTTTATTATCTCCCTAGACAATATATAACAGAAAGAACTGTTATAAGAGAAGTTATAGAATCTGCATTCAGTAGTTCATATCCAATTGAGGCTTATGTGGAGACATATGATGGGTACAGCGAAAACCCAACTATTTTGTCTAAGTTTGGTATTCAGGCATTGAATGAAATTACTCTAACTATTTCTAAAGAGAGATTTAAAACTTATATTTCACCATTAATTCAAAATCAACCAGATATTAAATTATCATCAAGACCAAAGGAGGGGGATATAATTTATTTTCCTCTAGGGAAACGTTTATTTGAAATTAAATACGTAGAACACGAAAAACCATTCTACCAATTACAAGGAACATATACATATCAATTAAGATGTGAATTATTCAGATATGAAGATGAGGTAATAGACACCTCTATTGGGGAGATAGACGAACTTATTAGTGGTAATGTTAACGATCCAGAAAAAGTTCCTGTTGGAAATCTGGTAAATCTCAGGATGGTTGGAGTTGGAGTTACTGCATCAGCAGTTACTAGCATAGTGAACGGTGGGGTTAGGTATGTTACTGTGACAAATAGGGGAGGTGGGTATACCAGCACCCCAAATGTTGGCATTTCTTCTGCTCCAAGTAGTGGAAAAACTGCAACTGCAATTGCTAAAATGATCGGAGGAATTGTAGTATGCAATGACAATATAAATCCTCAGGCAAAATCTGTTCAGAGTGTTCAAATTGCAAATCCTGGGTATGGGTATACTACAACTCCTGGGGTCAGGTTTATAGGTGGAGGTGGAAGCGGCGCAGCTGCAATTGCAACAATTGGTGACGGAATAGTTGGGGTTATTACAGTTACAAATCCAGGATCTGGATATGCAATCGCCCCTTCTATTGTATTCTCCGGAATATCAACAGTTTCTGCAGCCGCAACTGCAATCTCAATAGGAAACTTTATTTTTAATGAAGTTATTACAGGATCTCAGAGCGGAACTGCCGCGAGAGTCAAATCTTGGGATTCTACTACTAATTTACTTCAGGCTTCTAACGTTGATGGAGAATTTATTCTCGGGGAAAATATAATAGGTTCTGAATCGGGTGCATCTCATTATCTGCGATCTATTGAAATTTATCCTACCGATGACGGGTATGCTTCAAATGAAGAAATTCAAATAGAAGCAAATAACATTTTAGATTTTAGTGAATCTAATCCTTTTGGAATGCCTTGAGTTATATAAATATTAGTTATTAGATTATCACAACAATAATAAGGTCAATCATATGTTTGAATATTTTTATCACGAAATTTTAAGAAAAACTGTAATTTCGTTTGGAACGCTTTTTAATAATATATCAATTAAACATAATAATGATTCAAATAATACTGTAAGTGTGATTAAAGTACCTCTTGCATATGGACCAACTCAAAAATTTCTTGCAAGACTTAATCAATCTCCAGATTTAAATAAACCAGTTCAAATACATTGCCAAGAATGTCATTTGAGTTCACTGGACTTACATATGATTCCACTAGAAAATCAACTACAACTCAAACTTTTACTGCAAAATCAGTAACTGATGGTAAAGATGTTAAAAAAGTATATCTACCAGTTCCATATAATATGCAATTTGAATTGAGTATAATGTCAAAATTAAATGATGATGCTTTGCAGATAGTTGAGCAAATTTTACCTTATTTTCAACCAGCATATACTTTATCAGTAGATTTGCTAGATACCATTAATGAGAAAAGGGATATTCCTGTGATTCTCGAGAATATTACAATGCA